TGACATCGACAACATTAACCGCGTCTACGACATAGCATAACTGAACACTATCGCTTGCATCATGGCTATCAGCAGTCGTGCCATCATCACCCCTGGTTAAACTGCTGAATGTGTCGCTTGTTCTTGAACCATAAGCGATAACCTCGTCATTAATACGCACCTTGCCCGATGTTGGATAATCAGCCCCTTGCCCAGTACCTACACTAAACGAAGTCGCGCCCGCCGCAATACCGGAAGCCAAAGCCCCCTCAGAAGGGGCCGGACATTGCGCGGTTTTATCATCAGCCAGTTTCAGCAGGTCTTTAGCCGCAAGCCTTACACGGCCATTAGAATCAGGGCCGTTAATAGTCTCAATCATATAATAACGGCTTTGGAAGTTGGCCGCGTCATACCTGCCATCGTCGTCAAGATAGCCGGTTTTTATTATGCAGTCCCTTGAATAATGATAAGGATTCCTAGCCTGCAATTTACCCCAGAATGTACCCTGTGCTAACGGGTCATAATTGCGCGTAGAATAATAAGGGTCTATGCCTACATCAGAATGGGGGAAATCATTAAAGGTAATCGAGGCTGATGCACGCTCCCCGATACCCTTACCTGGCGTGAGTTTAGTCGGGGCAATAGATATATCTTTAATGCATGGGATAGCCGACTCTGCAACAATCGGAATATTGGAAAATGTATAAGTCTTTGTCGTTTTCGTGTAGTTGGCAGTATCCTGACAGGTTGCTATAGTGTTATAGCACTCTGAGCCAGCAGCACTAGAAGCCGTACAAGGCGCACTACCATAAGTTAGCGAGCAGGCATCAAGCTCTAGCTCGACAATATGAACAGGTTTTCTGCCTGCTTTTATTTTCTGGTCATCGTATGCCATCAGATTTTAGCCATCACTTTTAGGGCATGGCTCATGTAAATGCTATCTTGATACTTTGGCGAGTCTACCTTGCCATCCGTCCAACAATAGGCCGCTTCGCTTTCGTAGTTTGTAGCATCCCAGACAAAAAAGAACGGCTTGTCTTTTGCATGGGTGAGAAAGCCTAGATATGTTGAGCGAACCCAGGCCGGGGTTAAGTTGGTTAGGCTGATCGCCATGCTTTCGGCTGTGTCGATAATCGAGCGCCCGAGAAAGTTACCACCCTCTGAAACTGCGGCATAATCTTTAACGCCGCCGGTTAGGGCAGGCTTAAAGCCTCCGCGCATCCCAGTTTCAAGCTCAACGGCAAGCCCAACCGCAAGCACGCCGATAGAAGGCACAAGGGAAGATGTCACAATCTTTAAGCGCCAGTAATCATCCGCGCCAACCTGTGTAAACTGGTCAAATATCACGCCATCAGTGACGGTCAATGTAATCGCCGTATTAATATCAGCGCTAAAATCATCCGTTGAATGTTCCAGGGTAACTGATACACCTGCCTCATCAGCCAGATTATGACCATGAATTGCCACATAATCAGGGTTAACAGAGCCAGACTGCTGAATAGTGATGTAATATGTACCACCTGATCCAGCGCCCGTCCATCTGTCCCACTCTGTGAGCGTTTTAAGGTTATCAACAGGGCCAGCCGTGGCAGAACTGGTTGCCGTGAGTGACGTGGCATCAGTCAGTATCGAATTATATGCAACAAGGGAAGCCATCAGTATACGTTCGCCTCTATCATAACCCCATCCCCTAGCTCGACATTTATTGCGCCGATCAGGTCGCGTACTGAATTAGAATCATGGATGCCGCCGGATATATTTACAGTCACCTCTGTTCTAGGCTGGGTTTCTGGTTCCTGGTTTATAACAGGTGCCCCGCCGTTAAAACTTGCCCCCGTTGAAATAGTGCCACTACCGCTAACCGATACGCCACCACCGCCGCCGAATTGAGTGGAAGAAAGAGAGCTAATCATTCCAGCCGTTTTCGCTACTGAGGCCGCAGCATATGCAGCAGCAACCGCTGGGGCCCATGGCCCGCCGGTAGACATGCCTGCTTCCCAAGCGCTAACAGCAGCCGAGTACCCCTTGAATATTGCCTGAGATACAGCAGCCGCTTTGCCGATGTTAAACGCGGCCCTTGAGCCGCTTGACATTAGACTGATCGCATTATTCCAGAAGTTTTGCTCGGCCTGTGCTTTTGCCCTGGCTTCTGCCTCTTTCAGCCTAATGCGTTTATTAGCTGCAATTTCATCTTCCCTTAAAAGTTTTGCGTTAGCTTCCTGCTGTATTCTTAACAGTTCCTCATTGGTTAATAGCGCGTTATTAATAACAGGGTTATCTTCTAGCGGGTCGCCTTCGCTATAATTAAAGCCACCTTTAACGCCAGCAGCTCCCATAAAAAAGCCTTCCGCAGTCGTGCTTAGCGAGTCCGTTACATTCTTTGCAGCATCGGCGACATTGTTTAGCTTTTCGGCCATGCTATCTAGGCCTAGAAACTCAGCCCCCGCCGCTATAGTCTCAGTCAGCTTTGTCCATGCCTCTATGATCTTAATCACGGCCTGCAAGACAAGGAACCGAATACCATCAAAGCCGCGCCCGATAAAATCAAGTGTCGGGCCTAACATGTCGTTCATTACATTAGCAACGGCCTCTATGGCTGGGCCTAGTTTAACGGCGAGAGTATTTGTAACGCCTGTGAGCGAGGCGTTCATTCTGGTTATTGCATCGTTAGCCCTGGCTGCTGACTCTGTAGCGTTTTTATCCAGGGTCACGCCTAGCCTGTCAGCATCTCGGCCATATTGATTTAGAGCCGCTGAACCTCCCTGCATGGTCTGAATTAATGCCACGCCTTCAGAGTCTAACAACTTCATAGAAAGCCTGACCTTATCAGCCGGGTTTTCTACCTGCTGCAAGGCATCGGCAAGGGCTTTAAACTGCCTGTCGGGAGACAACATATTAAGCCGCTGCGCGCTTAACCCTAGCTCCTGCAATGCGCCAACGGCCTCGCCGCTACCCTGGGCCGCTTCAGCTATTCTGCGCGTCATGCGCTGCAAGCCCATAGTCAGAGTGTTAAACTCTACGCCGGTTAATTTGGCGGCATGTTTCAAACGGCTGAGTTCTTCAGCGGATATGCCAAGCCTGGTGCTTAGCTTGCCGATCTTATCGGCTGCATCAATTGATGATTTGATTAGCGCACCAAAACCACCCACGCCAACAACACCAATAAGGGAAGTTTTAAGCATCCCTACAGTATCATCTACGTGCTTAAAGTTTTGCCTAATCCCTTTTAGGGCCTTACTAGCTCTGTCCTCAACAGATACGCCATACTTTGCAACAGCTCTAGACATTATCAGCCCTTTTGTTTTTTAGGTTAAAATAAGCAACCCAACCATAGAACTCGATCTGATCAATCTGTTCTACCTCTGCAACCGTCTTTCCTAACTGCTCAGCGACATAGAAAAGCGTATAAACCTCCTTGTCGCTGTCGATCAGTTTCCCAGATCATCCTCGATTTCAACAATGTCCATATGATTAACAATGCGGGAAACAATATCAGGGTCTACCGACCGCATTAATTCATCTTTTTGAGCGCCTGTAAAAATTGGCGCTCCGCTTTCATCCCTGGCGATTAATATCAAGGTCATTACCACACCCTCAAGCCCGCCATCCTGAACAAATTTGAATATTTCAGAACGCTCCTGCATGTTAGGGACTTGGTAATAGATTTTTGCGGGGCCGTTTTCGTCTCCCCACTCTTTCACCTCGATAGGGCCTTTAAGCTTACGCCGTTCGTTAAAATGCTGCTTGGCATTAGCGAGGATATTCATTACTGAGTGCCCTCAGTCAGTGCGCCCTTAAAGTTAAAGGTTGCGCCGACCACCGCGCCTTTATCCAGGCTGAGATTGTAGCTCTCAATGAGGACATCGCCAGAACGCTCATGCTCGCCAACCCCTACGCCTGTGCAGTACAGGTTTAAGGTCACAGTCGAGCCAGCACGCAAAGCAGTAAGCATAGCGTCCTGTCCATTGGTATCAGTATCATCGAAATGACAAGTAACTGACCCAGAGCCATCAACAAGACCACCAGAAATATAACTGACAGTGCTAGCACCGATTACAGTATCATCCGCGATTGATGTATCGGTTTCCGTGTAATCAGCCGACAGCACATTAGCGATTGCGTTAGCGCCGATATAAACCGCGCCACCATTGCCGTGATAAGTTGCCATAATAATGCTCCTTTAAAGTATGGTTTCAAC